CATGATTGCACGGACATCGATGAGATAGCGCAAGAAATAATCGTCGAGATGGTATTTCAGCTGGGTAAAAACGGCGTATCAAAGTTCCGTAACATGTGGAAAGCATTAGCAGAAAAGAACTACATAGGCGCGAGCTACGAGATGCTAGACTCACGGTGGGCAAAACAAACACCAAACAGAGCTAATGCCATGGCGAAAACTATGAAAGAGATTACATGACGGCGTGGGTTATCATAGGATTACTTTTTATCATCACGGGATTATTAGGATTTATCGCGCTGATGTTATGGGCGATTGGTGATAAATTATCCCAAAAATAAAAGATGTTGAAATCTATCTTTGTTATGGTGTATAGCTAGAAGCTTACCCTCAAAACAAAGGAGATAGAATGACAGAAAAAGAATTAAAGGATATTATTGTCTACCTACAAGGTAGAGTACAAGAACTAGAATCAAAAAAATTTTGCGAATGTGCTGACGAAGTAGAATATAAAACTACACCGCGAGAAGTATTTGTTACAAATTATGACGAAGACGAAGAGTGTCTAAGTTGTTCCGCGTAGCGTTTGTCTTGATCCCATTGTTGAACACGACCGCGCCAATAATCTCTTTCCTTAATAGTTAGATCTTCCCACCGCTTGCGGTGGAAGTCTTTTTTATCACATTTATAACGTAAATTTTTAGCTGGCTTATCCCACCTAGTGTGGTCTCTGCTATACATTTACACCTTTCGTTGCTTTTTCTAATGTAAGATGAACATTAAATGCCATCGATCTTCTTTCGCCTTCACTTCTAAATGGATACACTTGATGTATCATCCAGCTAGGAAATAAATAAAAATCACCGACCTCTGGTTTTACAAGAAAGCTATGCCTTGCAAAATGATTTGGTATTGAGCCAATAAACTCAAGACAGCCAGCCGTTGGGTGATGATCCTCCTTTGCATACTCGTCATCAAAATCTGGAGGCATTTTAAGGAAACAAACTCCCGATAAGTTTGAATCATGTATATGCATCGGGTTAAAATCTCCAGCCCATTGGCTAACTGTCCATA